GCTTCAAGACAGTAAAGGCGTGAAAGTTCCTTTCGATATGTATGTTGTTGACTACGATTATGGTGAAGTCACACTTAATGGAGATTTCGCAATCAATGCTTTAACTCCACCTTTGAGCATTGAATATCGTTATCAGGATATGGGGTTAATTCGTGATGTTCAAATCAGTGGACAGGTCACGTTTACCAAACCTTTGACACACAATTATGAAGCTGAAAATACAATTGTGGGGTCTGCATTGGTTGTAGGTGATATGTATGCACGATATTCAAATATGTTCTCACAAGGTACGTGGAGCAATGTGTGGGTTGATGAGCCTACAGGTGCACCAATTTCAGCACGCTATAACGATGCGCTATATCCAATTGTGATGACCAATAAGGGCGCAATTCAAGAACGTTGGGCACTTGTTTTCACCGATAATACAAACTTTAGAATTATTGGTCAGTATTCAGGTCAAATCGGAACAGGCAACATCAACAGCGACAATGCACCGATTAACCCGGTTACAGGTGTACCTTATTTCAAGATTAAAAAAGAGGGATGGGGAACTGGTTGGGTGAATGGCAATGTAATCTTTTTTGATACTCATGCAGCCATGCATCCAGTTTGGGTAATTCGCACAGTTAAACAATCTGAACCCACGGAGCTTACAGATCAATTTCAAATCATGCTACGCGGTGATATAGACCGAATTCTATAAATCCTATTAATTATTGATAACCGCCTAGGGCGGTTTTTTTATGAGTAAAAGAAATGTCGAATACAGATATTAAGTGGTTTAGTTTTGGAAATACAAATGCGCCTCAACTCTCAAACTCATGGGGTTGTATGATCGATGTGCTCGATGCTTGTCTGGTCACAGGCATGGGCTCTCAATTGGTTTCAACACTGGTGGTAAAAGATGGAGTAGCAACGGCAACTTTTGGAACAAGTCATAACCTACAGCAATTCCAAGTCGTTGAGATTTCCAATGCAGATCAACAGATATTTAATGGTGAACATAAAGTTTTAGGTGTGACGTCTAACACAATTGAATTTGTCATTAATTCACCCGATACGATTGCTACAGGTACCATCTCTTGCAAATTAGCATCTTTGGGATGGACAAAGGCATTTTCAGGCACACAAAAAGCGGTCTACAGTGCAAAAGACAGAACCGCGAATCCTTATTTTTTAAGAGTCGATAACAGTCTAGATCCTGTATATAACACCAATTATGCAAAATATGCCAAAGTGGGGATTTTAGATTCTTGCACTGGCATTGATGATTTAACTGGCAATCAAGCGCCATTCGATCCGACAAAACCCAGTCGAAACTGGACAGGGGAAGGAAATAGTAATGGATGGTTTAAATGGCGATATGCAGCCATTGCAGATGTAGCTTACTCAACATATGTATCAGAATATCAATTACCTCAAAACGGAAATCGACCTTGGGTGCTGATTGGGACAAAAGATAGCTTTTATTTAATTAATGGTTTAACTATTGGGCAAACTTTTGAAGCCCCTTATTGTTTTGGAGTAATTCAACATAAGGGATTAGCCAAGCCATTTCTTTGTGCATCCAATCATTCAGCAACATTTAATGATTACATATCTATTGGTACACCTCTTTCAAATACTGGTAGAGCAGAAGTTGCAGCAATGACAGGGTATTCAGGCGCTCTGATAAACACTCGTTATAGCCGTTTGATTAGCGGTTTTGGTAATGTTATTTCTGGTGCTGCTGCCAACTCAATCAAATCAGATCCAACTGAAGGTTATATACTCTCACCAATATATTTCGCTGATCCAGATGGTTACATTATGGATGCATTACCATTGGTACAAGCTTGTGTGAATGATGCGACTGCAACAGCAAATTACGCAATTTTCTCTGAACCAAACAAAGCATATATCGGTTGCCGAATGCGTTCAGACACTGGTGGAACTCTAGGAATGTTATTTTTCACTATCTACGATGGAGAATAAAGCATGAAAATCTTATTTGGAGAAAGTGAATTTAGCCAAGTCGGGTCTAGACCAGCTTTTAAGATACTAAATGATGAGTATTCACCCAAAGCATTGGCACATAAGGCGAACATTTTAATTAAAGGGATAACCACGAAATTAAACGTTCCAATTGCTTGCCCCGTACGAGCTTATAATCGAATTACGGGTGAGTTGTTAAGTCGAGCACATTCTAAAAGTGACGGCACTTATTTGCTCTTTGGTCAAAGTGATTCTAAAAGTTATGTCTTGGCTGTAGATCCAGCAGGCGAATATAACATTGCAGTACAGGATAAGGTGAGCTGATGATTATCCCATCTATAGCAGCGAGTCTTGCACAATTGCAAGCATTGGCAACTTACATTGATCAAGGTAGCGCAAATGCTACCTTTGTTTTTTATAGTAGTGCAAAACCTGCATCTTTAGATATTGCTGCGGATAATACAACTCGTTTGGTGATCCTCACTTTGCCGAAGCCTTGTTTTAAGAAAATGAATGCAGATAGGATTGAGCTTCATCAAACTGATGCGTCAGTGGTCGTTAAAAATGGCACAGCAATATGGGCTCGTTTATTCAATGGAGCAGGGAAAGCGGTTGCTGATTTTGAAGTGGGCACAGATATTACATTGAATAATCCAGGATTAATTCAAGGTAGCACTTTGATGTTGAACTCAATTGTATTTAAGCCGAACGTTTAAGAGGTGAGCATGTGTCTAACTATACACCTCCAAAGATTCACCATGTAGACTTGAAATTTAAAGATCTTGCGACAGGATCTACAGCATTAAATTTCGGGGCTGAGAATGCAGAAACAGCATCATTAGATGTCGTTATAAACACAGCTTTCATTGCCAAAATGCAAGCTCAGACCTATGACTATAATGCGCTATCTTCAGTTATATCGACACGCTTTGAAAGCTATATAACAGGTGTGGTGGGTGATGCTTCAACAATTGATAGTAATGTAAACACTGCATTCAATGCTGCAATTAACGCGGTCGTCATTGATCGCTTTTGCAGTCTAGAAAGCACCATCCAAACCAATTTTAAATCTGAATCAAATGCACGTTTTGATATTAATTTTAATCAAGGCGTATTTGGTGAGAGTCTATATCCATTTCAGAGCAGGGCAAGGGTCTTAAGCAATTCTATTGGCTTAGTCTGGTCAGATCCCTATATACGCGCCCATCAAAATGGGCTTCAGTTTGAATTTGGTACTACCCGAAGTATTCAGCCGTTCAACCGTTTTGACAAAGGCTTGAATCTACATAGAGCTGTAAGTGCTGTATATGAACAGGCTGTGACTTTAAGAGGTGTTACAGGCTTTGTTTGGCAAGAAAATAAATTAGCTTTCAGTACCCAAAATTTAGTTTTTGAAGAATCCAAAAAACTCAAGATTCATGCAATTTTTGATTGGGTTGAATTGGTCCGAAAAAACAAGATTATTCGATACTCACATGAAGTCGCTCATGTATTTGAAAAGCGTTATCAATTCATTGCTGATCAAGGCTTGGAGTTCATAACAACAGACTCAATTCCATGGGAAAAAGCGAAATCAATTCATTATCGAAAACATGCAATTCAGCCTTGGCCAAAGCCTGAAGAAATCACACCTAATGGATGGAATAAGAAAAGTATTAGCCTCAATTTCTGTTGCATCACTGATGAAGTTGATCGCTTAAACGCTCATTTAAATTTTGAACCTGATAAATGTTTACCTGATCCTCAGAAACCGCAAATTCCTGAAATCAGCAATAAGAATTGGTGGTATATCGTGAATGAATTATCTGTAACACGTTTAGATAATGGTGAAAATATCAATGTATTGGATGGCAATTATAGTAGCGATCGCAGCCGATGGTGTTGGTCGTATAGTTTGACCGTTCCAAATAGTGAAATCAGTAAACTTGAGCCAATCAATGCACAACCTGTGATTTTAAAAATTATGGTGAATGGGCATGAGCATCACATGCTACTTGAAAACCGCAGTAGATCTCAAAAGTTTGGATATATCACTTATACCTTATCTGGGCGCAGTCAATCCGCATTACTCGATGCGCCATACGCCCCAACAAGAACTTATTTACAGGAGAATGAAAGAACTTCGGTTCAGTTAGCCCAAGCTGAGTTGGATCGAGTGAATAATCAAGCCGAATTGAATTGGAAACTGGTTGATGCGTTGGGCTGGATTGTTCCAATCAACAGCTTAAGCTATTCCAATCAAACGCCTATTGCCGTCATTAAAATGTTGGCAGAGAGTGCAGGCGGTTTTGTTTACAGTGAGAAAGCTGGTAATAAGCTCACAATCAAACCGAAGTATAAAAAGACTTTTTGGGATAACGTGATTTTAAATGATTACGATCGCTTAATTCCCGAAAGTATCGTCACGGATTTATCGACTGACTATGAGCTCTATCCAGACTATAACGGTATCACATTAAGTAATGATAGAACTGGTAACACTGGTCAAGTTAAACGTTCAGGTACTGCAGCAGATATTTTGCTTGAAACAGTGAATAACCCATTGTTTACAGTGGATAGCATGGGGGCATTTGGTAAAGCTGAGTTAGCAAAAGCAGGCATGGTTGAAACACATAGTATAGCGATGCCAAATAGTGCAGAAATTGGTGAATGTTCACCAGGTGAATTGATTGGTTTTAATGGCAGTTGGTGGGGCATTGTTGATGCTGTTTCTGTCTCATTCACTCATGTAGTTACTAATCAAGCAATTAAGGTCGAAAGGGTGAATCGAGATGAGTAATGCATTAAAACGTTTACTAAATTTATTACCAAAGTCACCCGAATTTATTGGGACTATCACAAATGAAGATCATCCTAAATATAAGGTTTTAGTGATTGATGGTAGTGGTTTAGTTCTGTGCACGAGTAATTCACGCTTCACAGTCGGCACAAAAGTTTTTATCTCAAATAATGAAATCAAAAGATCTGCACCAGAGGGCACTGTGGTTCAGATAGAAGTATGAAATTAACCAAATACAGGCACCCAGTTGGGTGCATTTTTATGGACAAAATTAGGGGGGATTCATGCAGGAGCATGAGAAAAATTTTCTACTCATTCTTGTAGTAGGGCTGTGTATTGGATTTGCTAAGTTGCTTGTCTCTGATGAAAAACTGACGTGGCGTTTAGCGATAGGTCGAACGATCTTAGGAGGGGCAACATCAACAATCGCGGGTGCAATTGTTTTACAGATTCCTGACATCAATCCTCTTGCATTGATTGCAATAGCATCGGCATTAGGGATTTTAGGAAGCACATTTATTGAGTCTTGGCTAAAACGTCAAGCAAACACGTGGAGTATCAAATGAAATTAATCGATAACTGGAAACAGGCTTGGAAACTCAAGTCAGTACAAGTAGGCGCAATAAGCGCCATTTTTTTTGCTTTGAGTTTATTCTCTGAGCACTTTTTAATGATTTGGAATCTGATTCCTCAGGAAGTTAAAAACTCAATTCCTGAAAATTGGAAAGAATACGTCGGCGCTTTTGTTGGTGTTGCTATGATTTTAGCACGTTTGAAAAAACAGCCTGAGTTGCATGAACCACAGTTGAATTTAACAGGTGTCAATACACTGATCTCGGCAGCAGTATCCACTACAAATGATTTAGCTTGGATGATTGAAGCCAAGAAGCATTTAGGCTTAAAAGAAAACACAAGCAAAACAGCTCATAACCCAACAATTCTAAAATGGCTAAAATCGCTTGGTGCTTGGTGGCAAGAAGATGAAACACCTTGGTGTGGTACTTTTGTGGCTTGGTGTTTAAAGACTGCAGGTATTACATATCCAAAGCACTGGTACCGCGCATTAGATTATGTGAATTATGGATCAAAACTATCAAAACCCGCTTATGGTTGCGTAGCGATTAAAACACGCAGCGGTGGCGGTCATGTTTGCTTTGTAGCAGGTCGTGATAGTAAAACTGGTAAATTAGTCTGTATTGGTGGCAACCAATCAAATATGGTTTGTTATGCGCTTTATAATGAGTCAGATTTTCAGGAATTCCGCTGGTACGGCAAGACAAGTAGACCAGCCGAGTCGCGGTATGAATTGGCTATTTTAAACGGAAACTATTTAGCAATGCTTACAGAAAGATAAGTAGTTACTAGGGAGGTTAATTTTATAAATAAATAATTGTAGAGTTAACCTAAACTTTATGACTTGTAAAATTTTAATTGATGCATTTTATTTATTTTTAATTTATTATATTCAATAACTTAATTTGACTAAAATTTTATGAAAGTAGATGTTATCGAAATAAATACAAGCAATGACGTGGGTTTACCATTAGATCCTGAAACCTTTGCAAGAGTTGTATTAGATTTTTTAGGGCGTAAAGAAAATCTGACTTATAAAAGTCATAGTAATTTTGTAATAACTTTAGAGGATATTAATCAATTTAATCATATTATTAATAGTAAAATGTCATATCACAAAAATATTGTTCTTGATTATTTTGCTATTAATTTTGGATATTCAGATGGTACATTTAGAGAAATTTCTGGTAGTGATGCATTGGATAAATTTTTAGAGACTAGATCTCCTGATGTGGTTAGTGTTAATTTAAATTGGAAAATTATAATTAAGTTTGATCACAGCCCAACGGTTGAAACACAAGAAATTAATTTATTATTTTCTACGAATTTAGATCTTGATGTATTGGATAAGGATTGCTCCTACATAATACTATCAATTAATCATACAAACCAATCATGGGCTTTAGATATTTTAAATGCATTTAAGGATAAGATTAATGAGGTCAAGATTGAACAACCTAAAATTAAAAAAGGCTACAATAAATTTAAAGATAGTCCTGTCTATTTTTTAACTACAATGATGATATTTTTGTTGTTGACTTTTGGTTTGGTTTTTCCAATTAGCCAAACTAACCAGCAGAGGTTAAGACAGGATTTGATTCAATTTACTTTAAAACAAGATCATAAGGACGAGGTTTCAAAAATTTTAAGTTTGTTGAATGTTACTAGCCTTGATGAAGATGAAATAAAAGATTTAAAGAAAAATAATAAGGAAATACAGAAAATTATTTCAAATAAAAATAAAGAGACAATTATTCAATTGATATTGATAACTTTGTTGACATTGTTTCCTTTTGGTATCCGTCGGTATATAGAATATAGTGTTAAATACTTTAGTCACAAAAGCTTTATAGTTGTAAGTAATATTGGTTATAGTAAATTGGAAAAATATAGGGATGCGAAAAGTAAAATTAATTATATTGGTTTTACTATTGTTATGAGCACCATAATGTTGTCAATCATTTCAGCAATAATATTTAAAATAATTGAAAAATTTATTTTTTAATTTTAATTATAGGAGAGGTGGTTGGGTTATTATTTTTACTTTTTTAAATAAATTAATTTTAATTATTATTTATTTTTTTGTTTTATTATATTGGTAACGCCTAGCCTCAAATTTTTAATTGCTAAAATATTTGACTCTAATAAATCAATTTTTTATAAATTAATTCTTAGATCAGATATAGTCACTAATAGATCACTTACGAAATCTCAAAATGAGCTGATTCAGAGCGAGTTGATAAAGAAAAATTAGATCAAGCATGGCCCTCGGAGTGAGGGCTAATTCATTATTTTTTAAATAACCTTCCGATACTTTCTTTTAAATACAATATTTTTGAGACAACATAATAATAAAATAAACCAGAGTAATATTCTTCATTATTTAAGTCTATCTTTTCAAAAGTATTAAATTTATTGTAATTATTATAAGAATTTAAAAAAGAGTGAACCTTGTAATTACTCCAGTTGATAACTCCTTCTTTAATAGCTTCATTAATTTTATCTTCAATGTAATTTACGGAATTATCATTAAATAATAAATCACTATCTAATTCTATTTTGTCTTCAAATAGGTATTTTGTAGGTGTTGTTGGAATTATTAAAAAGCTTTTACTTCCATCTTTTAATGTTATAGTAATTAAATATAATGTATTTGATCCTATTGGGATGTCATCTACAATAGTTCCTGGATGTCTAACAATAAGCCCTAAATCATCATATTTTAATATGTCTGATATTATGGAATTGAAATATAATTTTTTACACTTAATTAATCCGTTTGGTGTTTCAAGAATTAATGTTTTTTTGATTTTATCATTTTTTAAAACCTCCATTATGTCCTTGATGATTGATAAACCTGACATGTAGAACAAATGAGGTTCCAGTTCGTGTGATAATGTTTCATAAGGTTTTAATATTATAGGTGTGTTTTGAATATTGATTAATTCTACAAATATATTATTTCTAAGTTTTAAATATATTTTAAAAATAATTACTGGTCTATCTTTATTATTTACTAATAAAATATTAGATATGTATCCATAAGAAACGGTTGAGTTATAGTTTGTTAAATAATCAGCTGATATATTGAAGCCGGACTTTCTTAAGTAATTTTTCGATGTAAAAAATAATGCGAGTAATGAAATTAGTAGTGTGGGGATAAAGTAAACAGGTGTGTTATTTAAAAAAATCTTTAAATTTATAATGTACATAGGATCTATATACATATAATAAAAGGTTAATAGAAATAAGACTAGAATGGAAATAATAAGAATAAATTTGTCAGTCATCACAAAACCTTAGAGCAATTGATAGATGTGATTTTATTAAACTTTTAAGAGGCTATCTATTGAAAAATAATTCTGTGGCAATTGCCCTCGATTTATGCTCCATTTTATGGTCATTTAAATGAGATGATTCTCTAACTAGGAGAAGTTAACGTAACCAGCATTAAGGTAATAAGCCAATCATACAAAAATGATCATTGACATGTGATCATTTTTGTATGATCATTATGTTTTTAACGCAAATAGGAATACCCTTATGATAATTATTCACGCTATTTATTTTGATGATTGTGATGGTGAAATGTCTCCTGCACCTATGGCACAATTTACTATTAATAATCAAAGTTACGATATGGTACCTTTAAATGATGATTTTACACTTGATCAAACAAACAATCAGGCAGTTAAAACATTAAGTAAGACACATGTAGATGCGATAAATATGGCTATCAAAACTCACATTAGTGATGAGAAGAGATTAGATGAAAGTAATGAAAAGATTAATAATCTAATTTTGGCTATCTTAGAAAAGTCTAATCATAAACTTAGACTTCTTAAGAAGAATGAATCTTATATAATTTCTGAATTTGACGAAGAAACGAATAAGTGGAATATCTTACAAATGCTAAACAGCCGAATACAGACTGAAATGTATTTAGAGAACATTTTAAATAGCTCAAAAAAGGTTGTTAAACGCTTAAATGCTAATATATCTGAATATTTACATGATTCTTTCAGAATTAAGTGCCAAGATAATAGATTAGATATGCAAGAAGTCTTGGAAGAAATGATTCGTAATTATGTTAAGTAAGATTAAGATAATATGGTTTATGCGGAATATTTGATATTCCGTCATAAACAGTATTAACTTATAGAAATTCTCTTTGAAAATTTTTGTAAGAGTTTAGCATTAGTTAATTAGCCACTTTTCTTAATTAATATATTAACTACTCTTAAATTCTAAGTTTGGCAATTTTTAATATTTATCGAACCTTAATCATTCCACTCTTTGTAAAATAATTCTTAGACAACATATCGCGACTCATTGACCACTTACGATCTTTGAAATAACACGGACCTACAGAAATTTTTGCCTTTCCGAATTTCGTTTGAATATCTTCATAAGCCTGCATCAAACTTTCATTCTGTATTCGCTGAACATGATCTGAGAGCAAATCGGGGATATGATTAGATTTTAGAATTAACTCTGAATAGAACACACCACACTTTTTATATTTGATACCTGGCTTATATATCTTCTCAAGTAAAAGATATGCGACTTCAACCAAACGTAAAACACAATCAGTAGGTTCAACAAATTTATATGTTTGGGCTTTACTGTAATAAGGAATAGACGCATCAAATGGATTAGATTGGACAAAAGCGGTAATCACACCACACAATAGTTTTTCCTTTCTCAGACGCCCAACAGCGTCCTGCACATACTTCGACATTGCTTCTTTTAAGTCCTGCAGCTCAGTGATTTTCACGCCAAATGATCGGCTTGCAACGATCTGTTGCTTAGGCTTCGGTTGGTCATCGATTGGCATACATGAAATACCTTGGAGCTCAAGTACAGTTCTTTGCATACAGACAGTGAACATCTTGCCCATTACTGGTGGATTCGCTTTTGATAAATCCAAAACAGTTTTAATCCCCATATCATTTAATTTCTTATTTTGCTTTCTACCCACACCCCAAACTTCACCCACTTCAACAAGCGACCAGAAATAATCTCTGTGTTTCGGGTCCATAGTTGCCAGATCGCATACTCCGTTAAATCTTTTTCCTTTTTTAGCCATATGATTCGCAATCTTGGCTTCGGTTTTACTGCGTCCAATTCCAATCGACACAGGTAATCCGATCCACTCTTGGATGCGCTCACGCATGCCTTGGCAATATTCAAAAAGATCATAATTATGCTTAAAGCTTGTCAGGTCCAGAAAGCATTCATCAATTGAATAGATTTCCTGCTCATGCGGAGCAACATACCCGGCTAAGATTGAGTGAAATCGACGCGACATTTCCGCATATATCGCATAGTTGCTTGACAGTACTTGAACGTTATTTTTTTGGACAACATCCTTTATCTGAAATAGCGGAACACCCATTTTAATCCCCATCTGCTTGGCTTCGTTACTGCGAGCCACAGCACACCCATCGTTATTAGATAAAACTATGACAGGGGCACTATTTAGCTTTGGGTTAAAGAAACGTTCGCACGAGACATAGCAATTATTGATATCAATAAGTGCAAATATCTTTTCTTCATGTTTCATTTGAAGTTCTTAATAACTTTGGTGACAACACCCCAGATTACTAATTCTTGTTCCGATCGGGGTATGATAGGTTGATACTCAATATTTTCAGGTTTTAGCCAAACTGCAGGTAAATCTTTTAATTCATTATCATTATGAAAAATATCAAATAGTTCTTGATGTGACATCTGCTGTGTAATCATCATTCTTTTGACAGTGAATTCATTATCAATGAATGCAACAACAATATCGTAATGTTGAGAGCGAATGCTTCTATCAACAATTAAGTAATCGTTAACTTCAATCCCGACGTCTTTCATTGATAACGATTCGACTTGAACAATAAAAGTAGCATCTCTGTTAGAGATCAGAAGATCATTCATATCGACAGTTTTGTCTATATAGTCCTCTGCAGGAGAAGGGAAACCAGCAGCAATTTTATTTAAAACTAGTGGAATCGAAACATTAGTTATTGCTTGAAACGAGGAAACTCTAAATATATCAGATATACATTTACGTTTAAGAGAATGTTGTCTAATATCAATAACTTTAGAGTTCTTCAAGTGGTCTAGACTTGCTTCATTTAGCCTTAACAACTTAGCTTTTGATGAGCTATCATCCAATTTAATATTCATAGAAACATCACTTGATTACGTTACATATTCAAGATTTTAGTTTGTATGTTTTAAAATTTCAAATTTAAAAGCTGTGGATAATCATAGCCGATTTAAAATAGATCACTTTGTTTTAGTGATTCAGATGAATGGTCACGTGAAAATGTCACATATTCGTCTGTAAGTTCAAAGAAATATTCATGAGCATGTTCATGATCTGCGTTAAGCCAATCTCTGCGGTATTTCTCAGGAATGACAATGATTGAGCGCTTTTCATCTGTTGGAGCATGAAACTGCTTCATAAAAGGATGGTTGTCTGCATTAATCGTCAGCATTGAAAAGGATCTGACTTTTGAATCTTTAATCACCGCATCATCATATATTGCTGCGACAGTGAAAGGCTGATCATCTTCACGTTTGATTGTGTACCAGTGAGCTTTCCCATCAATATATTTAGGCTCATAGAACTCTTGCACTGGTACAAGACAAAATTTACTGTACCTCCATGCATGACGAAAACTAGGCTTTTCTGAAACAGTTTCAGTTCTAGCATTATATGTATGTGAGCTGAATTTGAAGTCCTTTGCCCAAGAAGGCAATAACCCAAACTTCCCAACATCTAAATCAAAACCGCGCATGATTATTGGTGCGTGATAACCAGGATAGACGTGTGGTTTTAAATCCAAGCTCAACTGATCTTCGTTGACATCAAGCAAAGAGAGGGCGCTTCGAGTGGGAATTTCATAGTTTGAGCACATTTATCAATATCCTATAGTCCATTGATAGTTTCGTTAAACTCTAAAGAAAATTTACAATCCTCTTGACAAATAATACTAATAAGTATTTTATTTGAATCTTTTTCAATAATTAATATTTTGTTTGATTCGAAAATTGTTATTATTTCGTGTATTTTATGGAACCAGTTATTATTATAATAATATCCATAATAACTAGGATTATAATTTAAATCTAAAATTAATCCAAATTTTCTGTCAGAATTATCTGTTTTTAATGAACAAACATAACCTTCTTCTTTTGGTGCAAAGTTGATAAGTGAGTTGGGTAGTTCACTATTAATACTTATAGTTGTAAAAATTTTTTTTAATAATCCCATTTTAGTTGTGATGTTATGATTAATAACATATTTTTTAAATATATTGGATAATTCTAGTTCTTTTAAAAATATACTATTATCAAATACTTTATTTTTATAAAATTGTGATGCGTAAATTAATATTGGAATATAATTGTTATATTTTTTAAAAGAAGTGTGCTCAAAAAAATTAGATTCCTCAATTAAAATTTTAAAACCTTTAAAATTCCTATTTAAGCAATTAATCATAAGTAATTGCATGGCCTCTTCAGATACTGAAGCTCTAACAATATTATTATACATTTTTATCAAATTTTCCTTTTTTTCATCAGGGATATTTTTATTTTCAGTTAGTCTGTTTTCAATTATTTTAAGTATCTGATATAAAAACATAAAGTATCTTGAAATTTTTCGCTCTAAAAGAATTTTTTTATTCAGGTTTTCAATTTTTATTTCAACTATTTTATCTGTATCAAATACCTCATCATGGAATGATTCTAAGATAGATTTATTATTATTACCTTTATTTTCGAGCTCAAGTAAAATAGCATTTAAATCTTTCAACATTGCAAAGAAAATACTATCAAACTGCTGTAAACTTTGCGTTAAAAGTTGTTCGCTCATCACTCTTTTACTATCAATAAGTGTGATATTAGTGTTATGCAATTCTCTTGTTGATACATCTAATTGTTTATTTTGTAGGATGATAGTTATAAGTAAAGCTAAAAAACTACAAAAAGTTAAAATTGGGTTTAATGTTCCACCAATATAATCACCAAATTGCCCCCAAGCTTCTGCACTTTCAACCCAGTTGTAAATGCGATAATGCATATAGAAAATAGATATAACTATGAGGATTATAAAAATTAACAAGCCAACTAAAATTTTTATAAATTGTTTAAGTTCCATGAATATGTCCTGAATATAAATATTATTCAATAAGCTTAATTGCAGTAGAAAGAAATAATGGTTTTAGTTTTTTATCTATTTTTCTATATGATAATGCTCATCAAAATAATAGTTATTTGAAACATCTAACCAAGCGTTTAATTCAAAATCGAATTCTAAGACACGATTTTTAAAGAGTCTGATAACACGATTATTTTTAAAGCTGAAATGTGATACTTCATTTGGTAATTCATCCCAATTAACTTTCCCATATTCTGCAAACCAATCTTCCCATGCAATTTGAATTTCAGAAATGAAGAACTCCTGCTTTTCTTTATTCCAAGAAAATGGATGCTGAGTCTGTAATTTCTTCACGTGTTTTCGGATGAAATATTTGCTTTGTTTATGATGCTCTATAAACTCAATTAATTGATTATGAATGAACTCAAAATTTACTTCAATTTCACTATTCTGGCTTAAGTCATGCGCTTCGAAAGTATCCACTTCAGCAATGTTGCGCTGTTTTTTATTCCATTCTTTAAAATAATTATTGTAGTCTGACTCTGCATTGCTTATAGCTTCAGCATAATCTAAGCGATGCTCACCACGTTTTTTAAAATTTACATATCTCTTTAAAGTATTCCAAGATTCATGCAATGTAATAGTTTGAAGCTTTGGAATAGAAAATCCTTCTTCAGCATATCTTGTGGCAGCTTCATGACGCATATCATGAAAACGTAAATCTTCAATACCCAAATGTGAGCACGCTCGAGTAAAGTAAGTGGATACAGTTGCAGAATTCATAGGAATTAATAAAAGCTCATTACCGCCTAGCTCAAGCATTCTTGTACGTGTATCTTTATCTAAAAATTTATTAACAAGCTCAATTGCCTTGGGTTCTAAATGTGCATACTTATGGTTTCCCTCAGATCCGTCAGGATGCTTAGCATCTCTTACTAGCCATTGTGTGTTATGTCGGTCATAGTCAGAAAGTCTTAAAGAACAAATTTCATCTTCTCGACGTCCTGAATAAATTGCAAACCACATAATTAAATGCATTGGTACAGATCTTCGCTTTCGCTTCCAATTTCTATAAAAATGAGTGGTAAGAGCTTGAAGCTCTTCACTTGTTGGCAAACGATCACGAGTTTTTGATTTAGTGACAATCCTTGATTTTCGAAGTCCTATTAAAGCTTTATCAAATTCAGAAATGACATTTTCAAGTGGTTCGCCCCACACATATTCAGCATGCACTAAAACAGCTTTAATATGGCTTAGATCTTTTAAGGCTGTTGCTGGTGCAACTCCATCTATTCCTTTTAATGGATCTCCTTTACGCCGTGAAATTGCATGTTCTGAAAAATCTTGCCGTGTTAATGAATAGATATTTTTCTCAGAAATCTCTAAACTAGCAATGTGGTTAAGTGCTCCAGTCTTGGTCCTCGCAAAACTATCTGCTTCCTCTAAATATTTTAGAATTAAATCTGCTAAGGTTCTCTGCTTCAACTCTTCTTTAGGATTGAGCATTTTATCTGGGTTTAATTCAATTTCAGCTTCAGTTCTTTTTATCCATTCATCTGCTAAAGATTTTTTGCTGAATGTTTTTGATGCTGCATAGGTAGGATAATTTTCACGTTGAACACGAACTTGGGCGCGGTAGCGAAAAGTGCCATCTTTTAATTGACGTTTAGTGACCGTACCCAT